CTAGATTCAGGGTTTGGCATGAGCAGTTGGTCAGGCTGCTCTTTGGGCCGAATAACGTTTCTGCCTGGCACGCCGTCTTTTGGTATGAGGGTGACCTCCACGTTGTTGACAAACACAACCGTAACGGGTGAACCGGTTGTGCAGTGTAGTCTATAGTCCAGAGTAGGCGGACACATAATAGGTTGCCCTAGTATGTTGGTCTGCATCTTGCGACTAACGTTTTCGACTTCTTAACCGGCTAGTTGTTTACAGGACTCTGCCGGCCTGATGCTCCGCGTCACCATGAACGCCTGGTTATCCTTGGAAAGCTTGCAGCCCCGGAGCGGTGTCCGTGTTACGCAAACGGTCTCAGTTCGAGCTACCTGTGGGTACGTCCGACAGACGCAGAACCACCATCCTCAGATTTTCAGTTAAACCCATTAACCCTTCGGGGCCTCCTAGATGGAGAGGAAAAGAGCGCACGTATTATCCATAATTGCTTCGCTTCTTCGAGTAGCAGAATCTCCGAGAGGTCATCCATTTGAAACATGTAACCTGGATGTGCTCGCCATTAACCACCGAAGTGTGGCGTAGAGCATAGACATGTCAACCTACTTTTCGATTCCGACTAAATCCACTCCGCAATTACTTCAGGTGAAAAGAACATTTTACGTAAACTCGAGGGTTGCAAAACCCTCACTAAGCAACTATGATGAGTAACACATCCGATGCACGATTACGACTTTCCGTGTCTATTTGTGCCGCTTATACCCCCATGTGGTTGGCCGGCGTGCAAATTTCCTGTTAGTTGATTGATTTAACCGCTTCCTCTTCGGACGGCTTACTGCCGCGGTTCCCCTGCCAGCCCTCCCCTCAACGAACACAGTCCTGCCCTATATCACCGCTACGAGTGGCCGCCACGGGGGAATGCCGTGCCGGGTTCCACAACCAGCAAAGGTCCAATATCCGGACAGTTGCCTTTCCTATGCGTAGCACCGTTAGGGTGGTGTCTATTGACACCTTGCTGCGTGCTCCCTCCCCAAGTTCCCCAGCCGTCCTAGCAGTTAGGACGGTATCAGAAAGCTCAAGCTGGTGTTGAACCAGTCACCGTTGGCATAAGCTGCCTAAAATAGGGGCGCAAAACCCTATGCGGTAGATTACTCCTTGAGCCTCCTTCCTCCAAGGAAAAGGTCGATTCTGTTCCCAACCAGGTCAGTCTCGTCATCAGGCCCGTTTCCAACCAACACCTGGTCGAAATGTTCACCGACGGCCCAATGATCGAGACTGGCAACCAACTGTTGCTCCAGAATCAACTGCTCTTCCACACCGATGCCCCAAGCTTTCTCGAAAGAAACTCGGGAAGCAGCAGTACATCCCCTCAACTTGCCCGACGAGGTGTAAGAACCTAAACCCCATCTCAAGCGCTCCTCTAGAAAATCCGACGGGTCCTTCAAATCGCGGTATCTTGACAGTTTGCGGAGGGCACCGGCGAAATACGCCTCCAGCAAAGGGATCCCATTGGCTAGTGCAAGTTCGGCTTGACAAACCGCCTTCAACAAAGGACCGGTGAATGCGCGTTGGTTATAATGCCGATAACCAGAGAACGCGTAACTCAACGTCTTGAAGGGGTGCCGAACCATGGTATAACGTTCACCGTTATAACATGGCTTACACTGACCAAAGGTAATTTCCTCGAGTAGGTCGACAGGTTTCTCTACAGTCATCTCAT